AAAAGATGCCTTTGAATTGGCAAGAATTTATTAATGCATACACCAAAGCGTTGAATCCAACGCAATCACCAGAAACTAAAGTAGCTAAAGGAGGAAAATAGCTATGACAAATAGTATACTTGATGGACTATCATGGTCAGATGTTGATTCAAATCAACAAGGGATTACTGGACCCATACCAGAGGGATCTTATTTGGTAGAGGGAATTGAAGTAACTGAGCGATCAGCACAGGTTGAAGGATCGCAGCCATATAAATCAGGGGCTCAAGGAATAGATATTCAATTTTCTGTTGTTGGCCCTTCGCACGTTAATAGAAGAATCTTTGAGACATTTGTAATCGTCAACAAAGACGGTAGCCAAAATGTCGCTAGTCTAGGAAGATTGAAGGCGCTTGCGGAAGGGGTCGGCATTGATGTATCCATGACTGATATTGGATTTCAAACAGTGATGGCATCTATGAACCGCCCTTGTCCTGTTCATATTGTTATTGAGCCTGGCGCTCCTGATGGTAAAGGCGGTCTGTATCCAGATAAAAACAGGATCAGCACCTTTAACTACAAAGGGAGTGATCAACCTCAACCTCAACCTCAACCTCAAGCTCCGGTTGCACAGCCTGCACCACAGGCAGTTGCGCCTCAAGCACAGCCGCAAGCCGCTGCACCACAAGCAGGACCAGCTATCAATTGGTCTAAACCCTAATCACTTCTGCGAGGTGCATGAACGGTGAGGTGGCATCGTTGTCCAAACGGCAGGGGGGTCTCGCAGATTCTTATTTGCTTCCCTGTCGATCCACCACTTTTTGTTTTCTATAGGAGGTCGGTATGGCAAAAGAAGTGTATGAAATAACACCGGAACAAAAGAAAGACATTGAGATGCTTCAAGATAACTTCAAAGACTTTCTGGATGGTAATCTTTCTGAAAATTTAACCCAGATACAAGTGCTTGCTCAGATGGCTGAGTGGTCTGTCTTTCATCTTTATCTTCATGCTGAAAGCCCAGACTTAGTAACTTGGCATTTAGGAAAGACAAAGCAAGACGCACTGGTACATCGCAAGATGATTGAGGACGATGAAATAGAGGAGTAAAAATGCAATTAAGGAACTATCAGAAAAAAGCTTTGGAAAAAGCTCACTGTTGGTTTGAAGAAGAAACAACTTATCCGTTGATTGTTCTGCCTACTGGCGCAGGAAAGACCATTGTTTTTGCTACACTTATCAAACAGTTATATGAGGACAATCCAGGTAAACGATTCTTGATATTGGCTCACAGACAAGAGCTAATCAGACAAGCAGTGAATAAGATTCAATCTGTGTGGCCAGATGCACCAATAGGTATACTGGCTGCTAGTCTAAAAGAATTTAACCAAACAGCCCCCATTGTGGTAGCCAGTCGAGATACGTTGGCATCCAGAACCAGATTAGATAAAAGCTATCCTTACGACTACATCATCATCGATGAAGCTCATCATGTAGGCACTGAGAAGAGCAGTCGATATCGCAAGATTATTGATCACTTTGAAGAGATTGGTTGTCCAAAAGTATTGGGTGTGACGGCCACACCATATCGCATGGGTCAGGGATGGATCTACGGCATGGATGATCACTTCTTTGGAGGAGTTGCGTACCGGGCTGAGATCATTGACCTGATCAAAGAAAATTTTTTATGCAGACTATCTGCTTATAAAGTGAATGACGATGCAGTGATTGATGCATCTACCGCAAGGGTAAAGTTCAAAGGCGGTGACTACCGTGAGTCTGACCTTGAACGTATAGCCATGGGTGATAACACCATCATCGCTATCATTAATGACTGGATTGAAAAGGCCTACACTAAAGGAAGAACCAGTACAGTTTTCTTCTGCGTCAGTGTTCTTCATGCAAATAAGATGGCCATGTTCTTAAAACAGTTTGGTATCGCTGCCGCTTGTGTCACTGCTGAAACGCCCCTGAAAGAAAGAGTGCAAATACTGGAGGACTTTGAGGCTGGGAAGATCAATGCGCTATGCAATGTAGCCGTATTAACTGAAGGCTGGGATGCGCCTAGGACAGACTGCATTGGCCTGCTCAGACCCACCAAATCACTGGGACTTTATGTGCAGATTTGTGGGCGTGGTATGCGGCCATGGGAGAACAAGAAAGATTGTTTGCTTCTCGATTATGGGGAGAACATGAAACGCCATGGATGCATAGATGTGGCCACTCCAGAGCGCAATAAGACTGGGGAAGAGTTGGATGAAAACGATGGCATATGGATATGCGACTGTCTGGCAGTCAACGATTCTTTGTACAGAGAATGCATTGAGTGCGGTCAACCGAAACCTAAGAGGATTGAGCCGGAACTCCTTGAGCCAGTCGCTCAAGAAAAGGAAGCCGCTGAGACAACCATTGCTGCTGAAGGTAATGTCCTGAGTGACATGGCTGATGAGAAGTTCAAGCCAGTTGAAAAGCAAGTGAAGGTGACAAGGATATGGGCAGAGCAATCTGTTTCTAAAAACAACAATCGTTATTTGAAGATTAACTTTAAATCACCAGAACAATACTGGCCTTACTCTCACTCAATGATGATTGAGATGAGAGGTAAACCAAGACAGGTGGCAGAAAGGCAATGGAAGAAGATGTCAAGAGGGCTGTCTACTCTTCCTTACGCTGTGTCTGCAGCGGAAAGAATAGTCAACGAAGATAAAATCTTTAATGAAGTTAAAGAGATAAGAATTAGAAAGGAGGGTAAGTACTGGAATGTCATCAATGTATATTTTTGAAAAGATGGATCGGTGGATTGAAGAAGACAACGACAGGTTTAGACAGCACCTTGGCATGAGCGGTATAGGTGATGACGATGAAAGGAAGAGTTGGCTTAACTTTAGATGGTCTTTACCCTCTCCGTTCAAGGGCAGGATGCTGAGACTGTTTGACCTGGGCAATCACATTGAAGATCAAATGGTAGATTTCATAACCAAGAGTGGGGTCATTGACATCTCTGCTGTAGATGCGCAGGGAAACCAGTATCGAGCGTCCTTTATTGGCGGACATTTTGGGGGAAGCTGCGATGGATTTGTAAGGCGAGTCATTGAAGAAAACCCAGATGAGGTTTTAGTGTTTGAATGTAAGTCAGCTAATGACAAGCGATTCAAAGAACTGGAAAAGATGGGTGATTACGAGGGCTGGTCTAAGGCATATCAATGGCAGTTGCATTGTTACATGGGTTGCTTTGGATTGAAGAAAGCACTGGCAGTTGTGGTGAATAAAAACACCAGTGAGATTTATTCTGAGGTCGTTGATTTCAATCCTCACATTTGGGAGGAGGCTCAAGAGAGAGCGACTAGAATCATAACTTCTGATAGGCCACCTGATGGCATGCATGAACGTGACTGGAGGCTCAAGAATCAAACGCCTCAGTATCGTGATACTTATCTTGGGAATCGTTTACCACCATCAGTCAACTGTCGTAACTGTAAATCCTGTAGTCCGGTCATAGACGGCACTGATGCCGCCTGGTTCTGCACTAGAAGTAACCGCAACCTTACCCTTGAGGAACAAAAGAAAGGCTGTCCTGACCATCTATGGAACCCTCACATGGTAAAAGCAGACATGATTGAAGAAGAAAGCACTGAGGACATGGTGGCTTATCGTGCTGGCATGTGGAGATTCCATAATGTCATTGCAAGTTTGAAGGGCGAGATGAAGTTCACGAGCCCTGAGATGCGTGAGCTTTCAAAAACAAACTATGACTTTGTCAGAATGAAGGAGATGCTTGAAGCGAGGGATCAGTTTGATGGGGAGTTCACCCAAATTGAGGTAACTGACGAAGATAATACTCCGTTCTAGGTTGCTCTCTGGGATCTTTAACTATCTGAATGACTAGCCCTGGATACAGGGCTTCCACCAACTTCTTCTTTAAACTAAACACTTGGGTAATCACACCCTTGGTATCTTCTACGATGACATCTTCTCCGCATTGATACCGGAAGTCTGCGAAGTATTTACAGATCTTCTTCCCCTCCACAACACACTCATAGGGAACCTGCACTTCCAAGTCGGATATCTCCCCACGGTTCTGCATGCCTTTGAGGATTTTGTATCTAGCCCCTTCAAGTTTAGAGTCGAATGTGATGCCATCATACTCAACTTTCTTTGCGTAGTATTTGCTTTTACTTTTTCGTTTTGGAATCAATCATCTAGACCAAG